AAGGCACAGGCAAATATATATCGCAAATTGGTGATGTGTTCGACGAAGTAAGGAACAGGGTCGGCGGTCTTACTTCTGCTATCGGCGAATATTATAATGCAGAACTGGAAAGCCGGAAGCGCAAGATTGATGAAGAAATGAAGGCGCTTGATGAAGCGCGTCAGGCTGATATTGAAGCGGAAAAAGCCGCGACAGATCAGAAACAGGCAGAACTTGACGAACTTTACAATAGTCAGCTGATAAGTGAAGAAGAATATAACGCGCGCAAACAGGAGATTCAGGCGCAATATGATGAATTTGAGAAGCAGCGCAATGAACAGGCAGCAGAAGAAGAAAGAAAGCTGAACGAGAAGAAGGACGAAATAGCGCGCAAACAGTTTGAAGCCAACAAGAAGAATGCCATTGCAGAAGCCTTGATAAATGGTGCTAATGCCATAATCAAAGGTTTTGCGCAGCTGGGCCCAATCGGCGGCGCTATCAATGCCGGAATACAGGCCGGCATAACTGCGCTTCAGGTTGCCGCCATATCGAAGCAGCAGTATGTAAGCGCTTTGGCAAAGGGCGGTATCGTTGATAAACCTACTTTGGCAGTTGTCGGAGAAGCCGGAAAAGAAGCCGTTGTTCCGCTGGAAAATAACACCGGCTGGATTGCGCAGCTGGCAGAAAAGCTGAAAGAAATCATGGATAAAGATATTTCCGTTGCCGGTGGAATGGCTTATGCCGGCGCCGGTGGTGGTAGGGTTATTAATAATTATTACTATCAGACAATCAATTCACCTGTTCCGCTTTCAAGAAAGGAAATATATCGGGATAGCAAGAATCTGTTGTCTTTGAAGGGGTAAGTTATGTATTCGTTACGGCTTGTCAATAACATAGGCGCGTCGATAAAGCTGACGCAGAATGAATCCAATTATCAGATAGTTAATATAAGCGGCCTGAATCCGCCTACTGCTGAAGTATATACTACACCTATCGCATTCATGGACGGCGGCAAATATAAATCTTCAAAGGTGCAAATGCGGAATGTAGTCATTATTATCCGCTTGAATGGCGCAGTTGAAGCTAACCGGCTGCTTCTTTATTCTATCTGCCGGATCGGTGGATTTATACGCGTATATTATGAAAATGGAAGCCGTTCTGTTTATGTTGACGGTTATATCGAGAATATCGACAATAATCCTTTCAGTATTTCAGAGCAGATCCAGCTTTCTATTCTTTGTCCGCAGCCGTATTGGAAGGCTGCGACGACATTATATTATGATGTATCGCAGATAGTTGACGGATTCACTTTTCCTTTTGCTATCGAAGCGGCCGGAATTCCATTCAGTACAATTGACAATGACCGGATTGTATCAATTGTCAACAAGGGAAATGTTGAATCCGGCGTTATCATTGAAATAACGGCAAACGGAAACGGAATTGAAAACCTGAAGCTTGTTCAGGAGAATACCGGAGATTATTTTATTATTGAAACTACTTTGAACGCCGGTGATGTAGTAAGAATAAATTCGTATAAGGGCGAGAAGAACATAACTATCAACGGAGAAAGCGCTTTCAATGTTATCGGCGCCGGTTCTAACTGGCTTACTTTATTAGCTGGTGATAATACTTTCAGCTATACTGCTGACGCGAATCCGGATTTGGCCAGCGTGATATTTGAAGTTGTAGAAATGTATGAAGGGGTCTGAATGAAAGAAGCGCTTGAACTTACAGTCCTGAATCCTGATTTTACCAAAGCCGGTGTTGTTGACGGTTATGTTTCTTTGATGTGGGCGCGCCGTTATTATGATATCGGCGCTTTTGATATGAAGATTGAAGCTACTACTGACAATATCAATCTTCTGAAGCGCGGGAATTACCTGACAAGACCTGATGATTATTCTATCATGCGGATTGAAGCGCTTGAAATAGATACAGCCAGCGAAGACGGAAACTTCCTTATTGTCGGCGGCTTTGACTGTCAGAAGATTCTTTCGCAGCGTATTATTTGGACACTTAATACATTCCTGACCGGAACGGCTGAAGAACATATTCGGGCGCTTGTAACTGATTCTATCATTAATCCTTCTTCTTCTCCTGATCCTTCTGCTTATCTTCCGGCAAACAGAAAGATAGATAATTTCCAGCTGAAGCCTTTCAGGGATCTGACACAGGATAGCGTTATAGAGCAGACGACATATAACAATCTTGCGCAGTTTATATCAGACACCTGTAAAATATATGGCTGGGGCTGGAAGGTAACTTATGAGAACGGCATATTTTATTTAGATCTGTATAAGGGAACTGACCGGTCGGAAGGTTCAGGCGTTCCGAAACCTGTCATTTTTTCGCCGCAGTTTGAAACTTTATCGAATTCAAAATATACACTTGACGCCGGTAATTATAAGAATACAATCCTGATCGGCGGCGAAGGCGACGGCGCAAGCCGTAAATTCAGAATGATTGGAGAACTGGCAAAAGGCCTTGATCGTTTTGAAGACTTTGTTGACGCCAAAAGTGTTTCTTCAAATACTGAAGGCGGTCAGATGTCGCAGACAAATTATTATGAAGCTTTACTGGCCAAAGGAAGGGAATCGTTGGCAAAGTCAGAAATAACCACCAGCTTTGAAGGTGATGTCGATATTTCATTCTATAAGTATGGTGTAGATTACGCGCTTGGGGATATTGTAACAATCAAGAATGAATATGATATCGGATCTAATGCGCGCATTGTCGAGGTCGTTGAAACTTGGGACAATGAAGGTTATTCCATAACGCCGGCTTTTGATGAACTTACTATTGCCGGAGAACTTCTTCAGACACCGACAATCAGCTTGACAGATATTGCCACAGGAAAGCGCGTAACTTTCACTTCACCTGACAGGGGCGTTGATTTTCATTACACAACAGACGGAACAACGCCGACAGAATCTTCGCCTACTGCAAGATATATTGATTTGGAATCTGCCGGAATTTATACAATTCAGGTCATTGCAGTTAAAGGGCAGCAGCGGTCAGCCGTTGCCTTGCGCAATGTCGAGATCTTGCGAGTTGCTACACCGACATTTACTATTGAAAATGATTGGGGCGGGAAGCGCGTTAAATTTTCTACTTCTACTGCCGGCGCTACTTTGTATTATACAACAGACGGAACAACACCGGATAGCGGCAAGACTGCCGGAAGCAGTTATTTTATCAATTATGCTACTGCTGGCGTTACTGTTAAAGCTATTGCTTATCGCGAAGGTTATGCAAAAAGTGCAGTTGGTTCAAGCGGAAGCGTAGAGGTTAAGAAGCTGCCAATAGCACAATGGACAAGAAAGGTTCAGAATTCTTATGATTGGTTTGAAATTGATTATTTGAGCGCGGTAACTATGGCGGCACCTGAAACGCCTGAATATTATTATTATTCGGGTAAAAGCGCTACTGGCAATCCAACGACAAAAGCAGATTTTTGGTTTTTTACTTCTCCAAAAGTATATATAGCGACTTTGGATATAATATACTTTAGGACATATTGTAGAGCAAAAGGCTTTGTAAATAGTGATATATTAACATTACAACATTGGGGTTTGAATTAAAATAAAGGAGAAATAAAAATGGCATTCAAGACAGGATTTTATAATTCGGTAGGAGAAGACAGAAAATACAATGCCGAAGATATGTGTCGGCCATATCGGCGGCTTGTTTCCAACGGCGTCTTTGCTGCGCCGGACGGATCGCCTTCAATTGATTTTCAGGTTGTCGCAAATAACAACATGACTGTAACAGTCAAGGCCGGTGAAGGAATCTTCTTCGACAAATGGGCTGAACTGGACGCAGATGAACTTATAAACCTTGATGTCGCAGATCCGACATATACAAGAATTGATTCTGTTGTTGTCGAGATTGACACCACCGTTGGAGTAAGAGCCGGAAGCGTAAAGCTTCTGAAGGGTACACCGGCCAGCAATCCTTCTGCGCCGGCAATAACAAGAACTTCTACAATATATCAGTACAGACTGGCAAATATCACAATTGCTGCCAATGCTACTGTAATCACACAAAGCTTGATTGAAGACACAAGAGCCAGCGCTGAATGTGGATTTATCACTTCCCTTGTTCAGCAGCCTGATTTGGCTTCTATATGGTCAGGATTTCAGGACGCTTGGAATACTTGGTTTGACCATATCAAGGAAGAAGTCGGCGCACTTGCGCAGCTTCAAGTTTACCGATCTACCTATGTTACACCGACAGAAGGTGAAACATATATTCCGATTGATATTTCGCAGTATGTCGTTGAAACAGATGTCCTGAATGTCTATGTCAACGGTCTGCGACTTAATCCTGATACAGAATACACAATCAACGATTTTGACTTCATAACATTAACAAGCGGAGTTATAGCCGGAACAGAAATCTGCTTCGAGGTAATAAAGGCAAACACAATCAATCCGTAATGGGGGCGGGATATGACAATTTATCAGTATTTAACACTTGGCGCTAATATCCTGATTTGGGGAATAGCTATCGGAATGTTCAAGGCAAGGGTAAGCACTTTGGAAGACAAGGTGAACGATATCAAAAGGCAGTATGTGTCAGATATCGAGAGCATAAAAAAAATGCAGAATTCCACAGATAAAATCCTTATGTCGATTAATGATCAGATTGTTTCATTAAATGTTAAAATGGGTCTTCTTATGGAAGGCAAAATAAATTTTAGGGAGAGCATAAATGATTAAACAGAATCATGTCAAATGTTATCCGGTAATCCAGCGGGTCGGCTGCTTCTGCCGAAGCTGCGGCGGTGTCGCTGAATTCATAACCGGACAGGAATTGTCAGCTGAACAGATCAATCAGCTTTGGGATTGGGGAAAGCATAACGGCTTTATTGACTTGAAGGACGAAATCAAGGCTTCCGCGCCTATCATAAACAGGGCGCTTCAGGTATTGGGCGGCACCGGAAAGGTTTATGAGATAGGCACATTCAGGGGCAAGATGAATTATTACAAAGGCGTTTCTGAAACAATGAAGAAAAGGCCAAAATATTACATTCAGAAGATTCAGACTGCCAATAAAAACACACATTTCCGCATTGTGAATTATGACGGCAAGGTCATTTTTGATCCTTACGATCCAGCGCCGAAAGCTATAAAGATTGAGTATTCAATCATTTATGCTTACAATGGAGAAGCAAAATGAAAGGCGGCGCAAAAGAGGTATCACTTATAGGCCAAATCATAGGCGCTTTATGGACTATGGCTTTCGGCGCTTACTATATAATCAAGAATATAGCGGCGCTTGATCCAATGATCATAATTTATTTCGGCTGGTCTATCACGATAAATTTTTCACCGGTCTATATCAATCTGCTGGCTGAAAAGTTTTCCCGCAAAGTTAATGCCGTTATATCTGAAGGAGAAGAAAAATGACAGGATATTTAATCGCCGGAATTGTGGCGCTTGGAAGTATTCTTCTGCTTGTCCTGAAATCGCTTTTTAAGACAAAAAAACAGGTCAAGGATCAGAAGAAAGAAATCAAGGAAATTGAGAAAAAAGAGGAAAAGAAATATGAAGCAGAGAAAAAAGCAGCAGAAATCAAGAAGACTGTCAATACTGGTGATGATGATTCTGATTTTGACGCTGGCCTTCAGCAGCTGCACAAGTATTCACAAAGAAAGTAAGGTTGACCAGCTGGTTTGGGCTACCTTTCCCAGTCCGATAGGCATAGTAACAAGGGATAAAGCGACAAATATCGTTTCAATGCCTTATTCTTATTGGAAACAGATTGAGAATTATGTCATAGAAACCGAAAAAAATATAGAAATATTGACAAAATAGCAGTCTAAATCTATAATTTACATAGACTTGGGGCGTTCATTTCATGTCTTTTCTCTTTCTATTTGCCGGATAGCAATATCCGGCTATTTTTTTTCAAAAAAGATATTGACAAGTTTTACTTGACAGTTTTATAATCAGACTTACCAAAGGAAAGAGAGAGAAAATGAATCAGGTTAAATTCTATCGGGAAAAAGCTGGTATTCAACAGTCAGAACTTGCAAGGCGCGTCGGAATCACAAGACAAGCCTTGTCGCTGATTGAATTGAATCAATGCGATCCGTCGGTCAAGACGGCAATGAAGATTGCAAAAGAACTGAAGATAGACTGGAAACGCCTTTATGAAACTGTATGAATTTCAAGAAGACTGTCTGAAAAAGACCGAAAGCTTTAATTCTTGCGCCTATTATCTTGACATGGGTCTTGGAAAGACTTTTGTCGGCGCGGAGAAGATTGTCCGGCTTGGTAACACAATCAATCTGCTTATCTGTCAGAAATCCAAAATACAAGACTGGATTGACCATTTCTTTATTAATTATAACAATAGTCAAATGCTTGACGCTTATGATCTGACAGATCCTAAAGAAGAAAGAAGATTCTATGATGAAGCTGAAAGAAGCGGAGAGCCGATAATCGGTGTCATAAATTACGAATTGGCTTTCAGGCGCAAAGGCCTGTTGTCGTTGCGTAATATCGGCCTTCTGCTGGACGAATCTTCAGAGATACAGAATGAGCAGACAAAAAGATTCCGCTTTATCAAGAAGCTGGATTATAAAAGCGTTGTTCTGCTTTCCGGCACACCTACCGGCGGCAGATATGAACGGCTTTGGTCGCAGCTGCACCTTCTTGGGTGGAAGATATCAAAAGAACTTTTTTGGTCGCAGTTTATAGCTTATCATTATGAAGATAGGGAAGGTTTTCCGCTTCTTATCATTGACGGCTATAAGAATGTTGACCGGCTTAAAGCCAAAATGGCGGCTTATGGCTGCATATTCCTGAAGACTGAAGATGTCTTTGAACTTCCGGAACAGGTCTTTATTGATATCAAAGTCGCAAGATCCAAAGAATATTCAATATTCAGGAAAGACCGGCTGATAGAGATTGACGCACAGGGCGAGAAAAAGGCGCTTGTAGGCGATTCTGTCCTTAAAGAGATATTATATCTCCGAATGCTTGCCGGCGCGTTCAATATGGCCAAATATGAAGCGCTGGAAGATATATTCAATTCCACCGACGGTCGGATAATAATATTCTACAATTTCAAGCTGGAATATGACGCGATAAAAAGCTATTCAGATAAAGTCGGAAGGCCTTTCGCCTATGTGAATGGAAGCGGGCGGGATCTTGGCGCCTATGAAGATTTTGACAATTCGGTTGTCGCCGTCCAATATCAGGCCGGAAGCATGGGATTGAATCTTCAGAAGGCCAATGTCGCCGTATATTTCAGCCCGCCGCTTGAAAGTATCAAATACGAGCAGAGCAAGAAGCGCATTCACCGGATCGGACAGAATAGCAGATGTATCTATTACCGGCTGATAACTGCCGGAAGCATTGAAGAAAGGATCTATGCCGTCCTTGCGGAACGGAAAGATTATACAGACGCCTTGTTCAAGGCAGAAAACAAAGGAGAAAGAGAAAATGGCAAGAGAAAAGACACCTGATGCACAGGTCGCAGCTGATTTTTTCATAAGCTTCCTGAACTATTACATGGATCGGATAGCTGAAAAAATCAAGGAAGAAAAAAGCATGAAGAACATTATTTTCATGCAAGGGCAATTCGAAGGATATGAACAATTCCGCTTCATTATCGAAGACCATACCGTCTTGGAATGGACGCAGAAACGCGAAGATTATCAGGAATACTTCAGGCTTCACGAAGAAAAAGACGAAAGGGAATGGTATAACTTCACCGACAATATTCCTGTTCTGACAAGACTTTGCGCTTATTTTGACATATTCTATAAGGAATGGAACAGGGAAGCAGAGAAGATAATCAAAGACCGGATTGACCGGAAGAAGGAATGGCTTTTCTTCGGCGCCAAATCTTCAAACGATATTTTCTTTGTACGCGGCTGGTATTCAATAATCAATATGTTCAAGGAATGGCGGGAGAAAACAGAAAAAAGACTGGCAGAACAGAAGCGCTTTAAAAAAGAGCAGCTGGACTTTGACGGAGAAGAAAATGGAAAATAATATTGTCTTATTTGAGCAAAAGGCGCTGGCTTTCTTCAATCGGCTTGCAGAATATAAGCTGGTCAGGGAGAAAATGGACGCTGAAGAAAAGAAGCTGAAGGCTGCCATAGAAGCAGCTATGACTGAATATGATATCAAATCCTTCAAGAATGATGTCGTAACAATCACAAGGATAGAACCGACAGAATCAAGGACGATTGATGTCAAGGCGCTGGAACAGAAGGAAAACGGCCTTTATCTTGAATTACTGGCTGATTATCCGAAGATAACAAAGCGCGAAGGATATATCAGGATTCAGGTAAAATAAATGGCAGCAGAAAAACAGTTTGAGAACAAAATCAAGAAGTATCTTCAGGACAAAGGCTGCTGGCTGGTGAAATTCTTCGCCAACAGAATGACTTCCGTCGGGGTGCCTGATATCTTGGCTTGCGTGAACGGCTGGTTTGTCGCGGTGGAAGTGAAGGCAGAGAATGGGAAGATGTCAAAGCTTCAATTCTACCAAATGACAAAGATCCTTCAGGCCGGCGGGATTCATGTCCTGTTGTATCCGGACGGATTTGAAGACTTCAAGACTTTGATTGAAGCGCTGCTTGCCGGAAACAAGAAGCTGGCCGATGCAATTGAAAAGCAGATATTTTTGAAGGGGAAACAAGAATGATATCACATTCAAAGATTGAAACCTACAAGAATTGCGGCCGACAATTCAAATTCCGCTATATCGACGGATTGAAGACCTTACCGAATTATGATCCTGACAATCCGCTTGTTCTTGGAATTGCGCTGCATTCCGGAATAGAACGGAACGAGAAGGAAGCGCTGGCAGAATACGCCGCTTTCTTCCCGCAGATTACCGATCAGCATATTGAAGGAATGATGAAGCTTTCAGCGCTGATTGATAAATGCCGTAAAATTCTTCCGGAAGGGGGCGAATTTGAACATAAAATCGAATATGGCGAATTTGTAGGCTATATTGATTACCTTCTGCCGGTCGCAGAAAACACCTATGATATATTTGACTTCAAATATTCAAACGCTATCAACAGGTACAGGACAAGCGGCCAGCTTTCAGAATATAAATATTTCTTGGAGAAAGCAGAAGGCAAGAAAGTAAGAAATCTGTATTTCCTTCTTGCGCCAAAAATCAGCATAAGACGCAAGAAAGACGAAAGCACAGATGTTTTCCGGCTTCGCCTGAAGAAAGAAATTGAAAGACAGGAAGATCCGCAGCTTTTAGCCGTCGATTATGATGAAGACAAAGTGAAGGAATTTCTGTCTGCCGCGCGGGAAATCAACGAGAATCCGCGCCTTGAAATCGGTTCTATGCGCCTATGCAAATGGTGCGAATATTTTGACTTCTGTCAAAAAGGAGAAAAGTATATGTTATTGCCTAAAAACGAAAGAAAGAATGCGGAAGGCTTCAGATTCAAGAAGGTTTGGATTTATGGACTGCCTTTCAGCGGGAAGACATTCTTTGCAAACAAATGGAAGAATGTTCTAATGCTTAACACCGACGGAAACACAAAGGCCATTGACGCGCCTGTAATGCGGATTGCCGATAAGGTTACAGTCGAAGGACGAATGACAAAGCGCGTCTTTGCTTGGGAAATCTTCAAAGAGATAATCACCGAATTGGAAAAGAAGCAGAATGACTTTGAAACAATCGTCGTTGACCTTCTTGAAGACACCTACGAATATTGCCGGCTTTGGTGTTATGATCACTTGGGAATTGAGCATGAATCAGACAATTCCTTCAAGGCTTGGGATTTTGTCAGGACAGAATTTCTTTCCACGATCAAGCGTCTTATGAATCTTGATTATAATATAATCCTGATAAGCCATGAAGACACTTCCAAAGATGTAACAAAGCGCAGCGGCGACAAGGTAACTTCAATCAAGCCTAATATTACCGACAGAATAGCGCTGAAGATTGCCGGAATGGTCGACATTGTCGGCAGATGTCTGAATGACGACGGAAACCGGACAATCAGCTTCAAATCCAATGAAGTTGTCTTCGGCGGCGGCCGGCTTAATATCAGCAAGCTTGAAATTCCTACTACATTGGAAGATTTCTTGGCTATCTATCCGGAAGTAAAAAAAGATTCAGAGCCGGTCAAGGCAGAAAAAGAGCCGGAAAAAAAACCGGAAGAAGGCCTTCAAATAACAATGTCAGAAGAAAAGCTGGCAGATGAAGCCAAAGCTGAAGCGCCAGCTGAAGCACCGGCTGAAGCGCCTGTAAGACGCCGCCGCAGAGTAAGAGAAAATCAATAAAATTTTAACTTGCCGGTAACTTGCCGGCAAGTTGCAGAAAACAAAGGAGATAAAAATGGATTTTTCAAAATTCGACAAACAGTTTGATCTTGCAGCATTGAAGAAAGACACAGAAGAAGCTTCCAAAAATTCAGGAAACTTTGAATCCGTTCCATTCGGCAAATATGAAGTATCTGTCAATAAAATGGAACTGGCAGAAAGCAAGAAAGGCGATCCTATGGTCGTTATTTGGTTCAAGGTCGTATCAGGCGAATATGCCAACAGACTGATATTCTATAATCAGCTTATCACACAGGGCTTTCAGATCCACCTGATGAATAATTTCCTGAAATCACTTGGCACCGGAATTGATATCAAGTTTGAATCCTTCAGTCAATATAATCAGCTTTTGCTGGATATTGCAGAGAAGATTGACGCTGACGCGGTGGAATTCGGGCTTGAATATGGCGAAACTTCCAAAGGATTTTCCACCTTCAAGATCACCGATATTTTTGAATGTGAGATATGATTTTTCTTCTCCCGCTTCGGCGGGAGATTTTCAAATGCGTTGGAATGCGTTGGAATGCGTTGGAATGCGTTGGAATAATTTGTTGAAAGAGAAAAGAAATGCTTAATTTTTACGATTTTGAAGTTTTTGAAAAGGACTGGCTGGTTGTCTTTATCAATCCGGCCGAAAAAAGCATAACAAGAATAATAAATGACCGGCGGAAGCTGGCTGATTATTATGTCGCAAGACAGAAAGAATATTACATTGGATATAATTCGTCAAATTACGATCAATATATATTTAAAGCGCTTCTTTGGGGTGAAGATCCAAAGAAGGTGAACGATTTTATTATTAAGGAAAAACAGGCCGGCTGGAAGTATTCAGAACTTTTCAGAGAGCCGAAGCTGCTGAATTATGACTTATTTGAAAAAGACAGAAGCCTGAAGCGCTTTGAAGGGTGGTTCGGTGATTCCATAATTGAAAGCAGCATTCCTTTTGATTATCCGGAAAGTCTTACCAAATCGCAGCTGGAAGAAATAGCTGATTACTGTCAGCATGATGTTGAAGAAACAATGAAACTTTTCATGCTTAATCAGGATAAATTCCTGATACATATAGGCATGATAAAACAATTCAATCTTCCGCTTGAATATGTCAGCAAAAGCACAAGTGGTCTTGTCTGTCATATATTAGGCGCATTCAAGAAGGAATTATTCTATGACGATTTCAAGGTATCTTTTATAGATTCCTTGAAGATAACCAAATATGCACAGGTTATCGAATGGTTCAAATCGGTCTTGAATGCAAGTGATAATGATTTCCTGAAGATAGATGTCGCCGGTGTCGAACATACATTCCGCTGGGGCGGCGTACATGGCGGCTTGAAAAAATATCACGATAAAGGCTTCTTCATTCATATTGACGCCGCTTCCTTCTATCCTTCAATCATGCTTAAATATAAATTCCTTCCGCGCAATGCAAAAAACAAGGCGGTCTATCGGTCTATCTATAATAACAAAATGACAGAAGAAGATCGGCAGAAAAAACAGATCTATAAAGCTATAATAAATAAAGTATTCGGCTGCATGAAGGATATTCATTCAGCTATGTATGATCCACTTATGGCAAATAATGTAACAGTCAATGGCCAGCTGCTGCTTTTGGATCTGATAGAACACTTGGAACCGGTCTGTCAGCTGATACAAAGCAACACCGACGGCTTGATAATCAAGGCAGATGAAGCTGACTTTGACAAGATAGACGATATATGCTTTGAATGGGAAGAACGGACAGGTCTGAAGCTGGATTTTGAATATTATACTGAAATTTGGCAGAAAGATGTCAATAATTATATAGCAAAGACAGAAGAAGGCGAATATATCAGGCGCGGCGCTTCGGTCAAGGAAACCGGAGAAACCGAAAATGACCTTGCAATTGTCAACGAAGCAGTCTTTAGATATATTACTGAAGATATCAGGCCGGAAGATACAATCAAAGAATGTACGGATTTCAAAGCATTTCAGCGCATTATCAGGCTTCCGCGTGATTACAGTCATATTTACCATAACAATAAGGCGAATTTTGACCGGACACATAGGATCTTTTCGTCCAAAGATGTTTCTGACACCGTTGTTCAAATGGTCAAAGACAACAAGAAGGAGAAAGTCGCCAATTGTCCTGAACATACATTCATTGACAATTCGGATATTAACGGCAAGGAGATACCGGAAAAGCTTGACCGGCGCTATTATATAGAACTGGCCAAAAAGCGTATAACAGATTTTGGCTTCGGTGATTTTGAAGAAAAGGGGCTTTTTGAATGAAAGACATTTATCGCGGATATGTACCGACAAGAAACAAAAAATCTCTTATAAAATTTTCAGGTAATGCAAAACTTCTGACTTTAGATGAAGTCAAGAATTCCGAAGAATACGCCGGCATATTGGCTGAAGATGTGATTCTGATAGACATTGACGACGGCAAGGAAGCCGAAAAGCTTATGGATATAATAGAAGACCAGCAGATTGACTGCCGCGTCTATCAGACGACAAGGGGGAAGCATTTCCTTTTCAGGAATGCCGGCGTCAATAAATGCAGCACACACACAAGGCTTGCAATCGGGCTTACTGCTGATATCAAGATAGGCAGCAAGAATTCTTATGAAGTGATCAAATTCAAAGGCAAAGAAAGATTCATTGAATGGGATTCAGATGAATTGTCAAAGCTTCCGGCTTTTCTTCTGCCGGTGAAATCTGACATTGATTTTGCCGGTCTTGGGGAAGGTAAGGGACGGAATCAAGCATTCTTCAATTATATCCTTACATTGCAGAAGGTAATGGATAAAGCTGATATCAAGAAAACTATCAGCCTGATAAACAGATTCATTCTTCCGAAGCCGCTTCCGGAATCTGAATTGAATGTGATTCTGCGCGACGAAGCTTTTCCGAAGAAGAAAGCTGAAGAAGATTTCTTCACTTCCAACGGCGCATTCAAATTTGACGCATTCAGCCGATTCCTGATTGAAAAATACCGAATAATCAAGATAAACAAGCAGCTGCATATCTACGATAATGGGGTATATAAAGAAGGGCTTGAAGCTATCCAAAGCAAGATGATAGAGCATATCCCATATCTGAACCGGCAGAAGCGGTCAGAAGTGCTGGCTTATATTGATATCTTGGTCAGGAAAGATTCAAAGCCGATAGGCGCAAGATATATAGCATTCAAGAATGGAATATATGACCTTGACAACGGCAGCTTCGGAAGCTTTGATCCTGATATCATAATAACAAATTGCATTCCGCATAATTTTAATGACAAAGCATATAGCGCTATTGCGGATCAGACGCTTGACCGGCTGGCCTGTCATGACAAGGATATCAGGACATTGCTTGAAGAAACTATCGGCTACACTTTTTATCGCCGGAATGAGTTAAGAAAGGCGTTCATTCTTACCGGCGACAAGGCAAACGGAAAGTCAACATTCCTGAACATGATCACTTATCTTCTTGGCGGCGAAAATGTGTCTGCGCTGGATCTTGGAGAATTAGGGGACAGATTCAAGACGGCTGAACTTTTCGGCAAGCTTGCGAATATCGGCGACGATATCGGCGACGAATTTATTCCTAATCCGGCGATATTCAAGAAGGTTGTATCAGGCGACAGAGTGAATGCAGAACGGAAAGGCAAGGATCCTTTTGACTTCACTTCCTACGCCAAATTACTGTTCAGCGCGAATGCGATTCCACGAATCAAGGATAAATCCGGCGCGGTCATTGACCGGCTGATAATCGTTCCGTTCAACGCAACATTCAGCAAAGGTTCTGCGGAATATGATCCATATATTAAATATAAGCTTCAGACAGAAGAAGTCATGGAATATTTAGTCCAGCTGGGAATCAAAGGCCTGAAGCGCGTACTTGATAATCAGGGCTTCACCGTTACTGATCAGGTCATATCCAGCCTAAAGGAATACGAAGAACAAAACAATCCGATTCTTCTTTTCTTTGCCGAAAATGACCGGCTTGATATTGCCGGCCAAAAAACAAAGGTCGTATATCAGAGATATGCGGAATTCTGTATCAGCAATAATTATCAGCAGCTTTCCAACATAGAATTCAGCAAGCAGATAAAGAAATTCTACAAGCTTGATATCAAGGTAACAAAGGCCGACGGCAAAAGCGAAAGGGTCTTTTTATGAAAAAGATCCTTGATGTATGCTGCGGCGGCCGAAGCTTTTGGTATGACAAGAAGAATGAAAATACTATCTACATGGATATAAGAAAAGATTCTATCCAGCTATGCGACGGAAGACAGTTTATTATTGAACCGGATATCATAGCAGATTTTCAGAATATTCCATTTCCTGATGAAAGCTTTTATTTGGTGGTTTTTGACCCGCCGCATTTAATTTACGCCGGTCAAGATAGCTGGCTTGCGCAGAAATATGGAACCTTGAAGAAGAACTGGCAAGAACAATTAAAAAAGGGATTCAATGAATGTATGCGAGTTTTAAAGAAAAATGGATCTTTAATCGTCAAATGGAACGAAGAACAGATATCATTCAATGATATTCAGAAATTAATAGGGAAGCCGCTTTTTGGCGACAGGCGAAGCAAGACGCGCTGGTCAGTTTATTTTAAAGCGGAAAATAATATTAAAACACAAGAAAGCGCTGATTCTCTTTTTTTAGATTTTCAGGGGGCAATATGAAATTATTCAATTCAGATTGTCTTATTGCTTTAAAACAGGTACCGGCTGAATCGATAGACCTTGTTGTAACTTCGCCGCCTTATGATAATTTAAGGAAATATGAAGGCGCCGGCGATCAATGGAATTTTGATAAATTCAAGGCCATTGCCGGCGAATTATGCCGAATTCTGAAGCGGGGGGGGTAATTGTTTGGGTAGTCGCCGACGCGGTTATAAATGGCAGCGAAACAGGAAGCAGCTTCCGACAAGCGCTTTATTTCAAGGATAATTGCAAGATGAACCTACATGATACAATGATTTGGAAAAAATCTTCTTCCAGCTTTCCGGATAAAATCAGATATCCGCAGATATTTGAATATATGTTCATATTAAGCAAGGGAAAGCCAAAAACATTCAATCCGATATGCGACAGAAAAAATAAATATGCTGGAATGCAGATTCATGGTACATTCAGGACTAAAGATGGCAAAATGCACAATCGGTCAGAAACTTGGAAGGAATCAGTCTGTAAAGAATACGGATCAAGATTCAATGTTTGGGAGATTCCGGAAGAAAAAAATAACAGATCAGGACACCCAGCGCCTTTTCCGGAAAGATTAGCAGCTGACAATATCATGTCTTGGAGTAATCCGGAAGATATTGTCCTTGATCCGTTTTTAGGAAGCGGGACAACAGGGGTCGCAGCCGTTATGAATAACAGAAATTTCATAGGAATAGAAATTGTTCCTGAATATTTCAGATATGCAGAAAAAAGAATAGCAGAAGCTGAAAAAGCAGCTGCCGGATTATTGAAATTTTAGTAAATAAAGCAAATAAAATAAATAAAGGAAATAAAGAAAAATGTTCAGCATAATGACGCCAAAGATTATAAGTCAAGCAATTAAAGAAGAACTGAAGAATGCAAGAAAAAATCATGGGGAAAGCTTCCATTCTGATCATGAAGCGCATTCCGTCTTACAGGAAGAACTTGAAGAAGCACAGGAAGCGCTTGACAATGCCAAAGAAGCCTTCAATAAAGCTTGGCATGGTATAAGATATAAAGAAGATAATTTTATAAATCTTATCCACATAAGAGAAGGGGCTTTTAATGCCGCAGCTGAAGCTATTCAGATATGCGCAGTCATTGACAAATGGCTTGGAAGTGGTAAAATTTAAGCATGGAAAAATATATTGAAATTGCCTTTAAAAAAGGCTACAAAAGGCTGATTAAACATTCATTCAGCAAGGCAATTGATGTTGAATTCGGAATCGCAGACGACGGAAGAATGGCTATCTGCCTGAAGGCTTCACATGGCTGGATTGACTGGCTAATAAATCTTGTCGCGCTGCCTAATGCTATGGGCGCGCATTCCGGCTATTATAAGGAATGGGATTTATGCCGCGACAAATTCTTCAAGATGATAAAAGAAACACCTGACCTGAAGAAAGCGGCAGAACAGAACGGCGTCATAATAGCCGGAAGAAGCAAGGGCGGCGCAGAAGCGCTGATAATCGGCGTCAGCCTTGTCCTTCAGCTGCAATATGAAGTCGAGGTCGGCGGCGTGGATCCAGCCAACGCCGGCACAAAGAAATATATTGAATTCGCAGAAAAGATCATAGGCAAGAACCGGATTCATTCCACCTGTTACAGAAACGATATTGTTCCGGCAATTCCTTTTTGGCTGCATTATGCCGGCATAAGAAAGCAGTACGGCGAAAGACGGCTTGGCCTTTCCATTAAAGACCATATCAAGGCTACAACGGATATTTCTATATTTTCTTAAATCATTAATCTATAAATAAATAGAAAAAATCTTTCAAAGACTTGTCAAGTAATACTTGACAAGTTTTTTTATATCCATTAAGATAAGGCCATAAGGAGAAAAGAAATGGAAAAGAAGTTAAGCTTTGAAGAACAGATGATCAGGCGCTACGCAACAGACCGGTATCATTGGATTGTCGGCGGCTGGATAAATGAGTATTCAGACAACGGCTGCGTCGAAGGTACACTTACAGTCGAAAATCTGATTGAAGAAATTTCAGACGATCTGCTGAAGGCAAAAAGAAACATTCGGCTTGAATGCGGCCTTATGCTGGAACCGAAGCATATCAGATTTATCGGAAAAGAAAGAGTGATTGAGATTGTCCGGAAGCGCGTCGAAAGACTTTACAAAGAAGAAGACGGCGGCCGCTGGCCTTTTGAAAAATGAATCAAAGGCCGGCGCGAAGCCGGCCGATATATAGGAATGAAATATGCTTTGTAGATTATATAAAACCAATCAATATGTAAACATGGCCGGCATAGGTGAAAGGGTCGTCTATTATTCGCCGGATCTTGATTTGTGTTTTATCAAAGCCAAAGGCTGGCTTCAAATTGACACTTCCAAAACATGGGATAGAATCAAAGAAACCAATCATGTGATAGAATGGAGATAAAAGGAGAATAAAACAATGGATAGTTTTGATGAAAGAAAGAACAATGCCGTAAAGGGTTTATCGTTTTGCAAAGTTTTAATGGATAAACTGTTGAATTCAGCAAAAGGAAGAATTCAAGCCTTATGTAGTGATAGATGATATCAAGAGATTGAGAAGGGAATTAAATTTGATTGCCAAATATCAGAGAAACTACTGGAATAAAGGAGAATAAAAATGTTTAGAGTTTATTCCAAGAATCTGAAGGGCTATATCTTTGAATCTGATCAGGAATCCCATGTCAGGGAATTCATAAGAGCAAGGGCAGCGGCGCTTTCCACATTTCAGAATATCCCGCTGGAAGAAGCGAAGCAGATTATAAAAGCAGATCTGAAGATAGAGAGAGAAGAAGGAGAAAATCAATGAAAAGCAGATATGAATGGCGCAAAGTCAATTCGCTTTATTGCTGGGTGCTTTATGACACAATATCACGAAATGAGATTATCCGGACGACACAATTCGGATATGAAGTTTATAAAAAGCTGGGTATCAGCTGAAAATAAAATAGAAAGGAGAAAAGAAAAATGCGTGGAGTATTAACAGAAGAAGTCAGGAAAGTAATGATTGAAAACGGATTTGAAGGGAATGTCAGGGAATTGCGGCTTATGCCTTACATGGTCTATTGCCTTTTAGACAACATGAACCTTGAACCTTCAAAAATCACACCGGAAGAACGATCTATTCTTGCCGGCTGGAAAGAGAAGGGATATCTGTCCGGCATATCCAGCGGATTCGGTGTAACGGAAGATTTCTTCAACAGAATGATAAATGTTCTTAAAATCGGATATCTTTCTGAAATGTTTTTCAAGGAATAAAAATGTTTGAAAAAGAAAAACTGTCAAAATGTCCGTATTGCGGAAAGCCGATACTTGAAACCTGTATGGGATATCCGGTCAAAGACCTTATCAAGCTTGCAGAATGCCTGAAGATAAAGAAGATATCACCTGAAAAACTGGATATCTTCATATTCAATTTGGATTGGGCGCTGGAAGTTGTAATGATAAGCATTAAAGAAAAATTAATAGAAGATCTGAAATGTCATGCTAAAGTTACAATCAAAGCTACCGATAACAATAATATAGAAGGAGAAAGAAAAAAATGACAAATTATGAGTATTTAATCACCAAGTCTGACCGGTGCGTCAGCGCGGCAAGAAAGGCACAGAATGAAGAAATCAGGGAAGTATGGCTGGAAAAGGCTGAAAAGCTGAAGGCAGAAGCCATGAATCTTTCCATAGAAGAAGCGGGAAAGACAAGATGAAGCTTTCCCTTGCGGTGATCAACAGGCGGCTGGAATACGCCGCTTCAGTCGGCTGGGATATAGAGAAGTGCATGGCCGAATGGGGCAAAAGCTATTCTGCCGCTAAAGCCTTCATTCAGATCTACAAGAATGTTCCTTCGGTGCAGCTGAAGAAGCCTTATTATGAAAACCAATGGATCCTTGACCTTCAGGTTCTTACAAGGGAAGAATATATGAAGAAATACAGACTGGCCAACATTGCTTCATATTATAGCAAGCTTTATGCAGCTGAAAGGAAGACCGGCGAGAGGATAGCGACACCGAAGATCCGGCAGAAATGGGAGAAGGAATATTGGGATAAGCTGGGCTGATTTCAGCCGCAGCGGTGGAAATTCGTATCATATTTTTCAAAGTTTACTTTAATAAAAATAAAGCGGCTTCCGTAAAAAGAGCCGCTTTTTTATTCAGGAATCTGACATTGAAAACAGTTTTTGAAGCTTAAAATATTGTTTTATGGCAAAAAATATGTTTTTGATTTTTCAAAGTTAATTTTAAAAAGTTTATCGGGTCAAAATGATGTAATTTATTGCTATATAATGAATTATATCAAAATAGCTTCGGTTACACTTTCTACACTTCGGTTACAGATGAAAATTCAATCTGTAACCTTGTTAATTCTTTACTATATAAGTAATTAAAAAATCAGGTTACACTTCTACACTTGATTTCTATTTCTTTATATATAGGGGGTATAAAATATATGAAATATTACCTGAATTTTTATATGTTTTTTTAAGGTAAAAAGATATAAATATATATCCATTTATCTGTAACCATCTGTAACCGGATTTGTAAATCATTATAATAGAATAAGTTACGCGGTTACACTTCCCGAAAATCATCTGTAACCATCTGTAACCATCTGTAACTTTTTACTATTAAATATTTACAGGATAATGATTTATGAAAAAAATCATCTGTAACCGGCAATCTGTAACCGGAAAATTGAATCAATATGTAAAAATCTGTAACCGGAAAACCGGATCAATATGATTGAATTTTTACAAGCTTTTATCTGACTTGACCGGAAAGCGCCTGACAATATATAATTATTATTATGAAATCAAAGCTTGACAGGGTGTTGGAGAATTTAGAGCAGATCAAGAAATGGAAGCGCATGGGCGCTACCGACGAACAGATATGTCAGCAGCTGGGAATCAAGAAGACTTCTTGGTACAAATATATCAAGGAGAATCCGGAAGTCGCGGAAGCGATAAAATATTCTGTCGAAGGTTTCGTCCTTGAACTTCGGGGGGAACTTGCCCGCCAATGCTTCAAGCGGACGCTTGAAACAAAAAAATCCTATGTAAAGATAGACCTTGAAACAGGACACAAGACGCAATATACAGAGATCACTACTAAAGAACTGGACGGCAATATTGCCGCCATACATTTACTTTTGAAAAACCTTGACAGGGATAATTGGAAGGATTCTTGGGATTCGTTCAATTTCAAGAAACAAGAAATGGAATTAAGGCAGAAGCTGGCAGAAGACCAGCTGCTTTAAAAAAGGGGGGTATATATGCCTATATATGGATTTGATGAAACCAAAAGCAAATTTCCGGTCTTGGATAAGTCTACTTACGATCCGGCGGGAAAGGCTGGTCAGATTGTCATTGTACCGGATATCAAGCCGATAATCCTTTCAGATGATATAACGGCTAATCCGGCAATTCCGGTCTTCTATGTGATGACTGCCGATTCAAAGACAATCACACTTGGAACGAATGTAACTGCTGGGGTAATGGCTACAATTTACGCTAAAAACGCAGTCAGCCTGACTTTTGACGCAGACGGCGGCACAGTTACTGACAAACTGGCAGCCGGAGAGATAAGACGCCTTATGTTCACCGGAACTTATTGGGATATTGAGGACGACAAAGATCATAATATCCCGCGTATCGAGCCGAAGGACATTACGGTTTATTTCACCGACGGAAGCCTTTGGAAGCGTATTCATGGAACTGACGGCTACAAGAAATTTCAGGATATCTATGTCGGCGATTATTTTGACATGGGAACAACAGTCAGGGCTTCCGGCAGCACCACAAATCTTGGAACAAGCTGGATAACAGTCGCCGGAATCAATACAATGATGAAGCGCGGCTATAATTCTGCCGCAATTACGACAGATTATGTCAATTATGATCACCTTGTTATGATCGCCGGAAAAGGCAAGACTGCGCTTTGCTTCGGCGACGGTCAGATGTATGCTTCGACACCGTTTACAGGCGGCTATAACGGCAGCAAGATGAAGACGACAATCCTGACGAATATTGATTCGCAGCTTAATGCTATTTTCAGCACACACTTGAAAAGCACTTGGGAACTGCTTTCTAATGCTAACAATTCAACGGCTTGGGCTAAATATGGATCAGCTGCCGGCGCTTCCACCGGCTGGGGTTGGCAACAGGTCAAGTCTGTTCTGCTTTCTGAAATCGAAGCTTACGGATCTGTTTCATTCGGATCCACCGGATTTGATATTGGTTCAGCTATGACGCAGCTTCCGCTTTTCAGGCATTGGCCTGAAGCGCTTTGGGATCGCGACGCACAGACTTCTTGGTGGCTGAAAGATGTGGTTACAGGTTCCATGTTTGCGGATGTGGGCTGGATTGGTGGTTCCGGCAATAATACTGCTACCGGTGTTTTTGGGGTTCGTCCGCGCTTCCTTATATCTTGAATCTTTTATCCCGCCGCTTCATGCGGCGGGGCTATATCGGAGAAAATAGAAATGGCAGTATTGAAGCATTTAAGATCTTTGTCAGAAATGGAATTCTATCGGACGGCTATCGAGATCCGGAAGAATATCACAATTTGGCTTTTAAAAGATTTTAACACAAAGCGGAATGTCAAATCAGTCAATCAGGTTGTAAAGGATATAACCGAAGAAGACAAGGCAGCCGTTGACGCCATATTCGCCAAATATGATGTGAAGCCTAACAAGGAATTTCAGTCCGAATTTCCGGCTTGGTTCGTTGATATGGAACGGAAAAATCTTTGTGAGATACTAATGGATCTTATCCAGCATATAACAAAAGCGAATTCTATATTTCCGATAGGC